GTCGCCAACACCAATATCTCAGCCTTTAATAAATATCTCTTTTGCAAGTATTTACAATAAGCCATGATATACGTCATTATACACCAGTAAAAACCTAAAGAAAAATAAAATGCTTCTTTCTTTGTACAAAAAAATGACATACTTTTAAATAAGAAATCACTTAACATAATTAATCACCGTCCATTAGTAACTTTATTGTTATTGTAATTGTAATTTTATAATTTGTCAATATTTTTATAAAGAACGGAATATAAAAAGTATAAAATACTTTTTATCAGTTGTGCTATCCTATATGTGCATAATTTAACTTGCCGGTAATTTGCCGACAAATATATCAAATCACTATGTAGTAACAACCTTTTATATTTTTCCTTGTGTATAATACTAAATATAGTTTATTTCTAACTTGCCTGTAACTTGCAGATGTATACTTATCATTATTTTATATTTATATTGAGAAAAAAATAATAAACAACCGTAAAATAACCGGTTGTTTATTTTTATACACATTTTACTGTTAAATATATCAAAATTAGATATTTTCTATCAAAACCAACTTTATTTTGTAATATAGTTGTAAAATAACTGTAATGCAAATAAAGGAAGTGTACATATATGAATAAATCAAACAATGACGAATATTCTGAAATGGTAAAGCTATTTAACCAACTTACTGTTGAAGAAGCTGAACTTGTACTGATTTTTATAAGAAATCTTCGTCAAAACCGAAAAAACGATGAAAAGCGAAAGGATGACTGATTATGCAATATTGTTTATATCTAAGAAAATCTCGTGCCGACAGCGAGGCAGAAGCTCGAGGTGAGGGCGAAACATTGGCTCGTCACGAGAAAGCATTATTGGACCTTGCAAAAAAACTTAATCTAAACATCACTGCTATTTATCGTGAAATCGTTTCCGGTGAAACTATTGCCGCCCGTCCTGTTATGCAACAATTATTGCAAGAGGTAGAGCAAGGCATATGGGACGGTGTATTGGTTATGGAGGTAGAGCGTCTGGCAAGAGGTGACACCATAGACCAAGGTATTGTTGCTCAAACATTCAAATTTAGCGATACAAAAATAATTACTCCAATAAAAACCTACAATCCGAACAACGAATTTGACGAGGAATATTTTGAATTTGGTTTGTTTATGTCACGCCGTGAATATAAAACAATTAATCGACGTTTACAACGTGGCCGAATGGCTTCAGTAAAAGACGGAAAATATGTTGCCAATAAAGCACCGTACGGATACAATCGGATCCGTATTGAAAACGATAAAGGCTGGACTCTTGAGATTAACAAGGAAGAGGCTGATGTTGTCCGATTGATTTTTGAATTATATACTGTCGGTGAAAAACAATCGGATAATACATTTAATAGGCTGGGCACAGGTTTTATTGCCAAACGTCTTAATGCAATGAAAGTGCCGCCAAAGCGAGGCAAAGTATGGGTAGTAGCATCTATTCGTGATATATTAATCAATCCGGTATATATAGGTATGATTCGCTGGAACTGGCGACCACAACAAAAAAAGATGATAGACGGTCAACTCCATATTTCACGACCTCGAGCAACAGATTATGTGCTTTGCAATGGATTACATCCCCCTATTATATCAAAAGAAACATTTGATATGGCACAGGAATTAATGCGACATAACCCTGCACGTCCTATTGGTGAAAAAAATACCGTAAAAAACTCATTAAGCGGCATTGTTGTATGTGGTGATTGCGGACGGCATATGGTTAGGCGACCGCATACAAAATACCCCGATATGTTAATTTGCAGTGAACCGACTTGTAACAATGTAGGCGCACAGTTACGAGTTGTCGAAGAACGTATTCTTCAATCTCTTAAAGAATGGTTAGGAGAATATAAAATATCATGGGATATAACTTCACCCCCTGTTGAACGAATTTCCCAGGTTTCTATAAAGAAAAAAGCATTACAAAAAGAACAACACGAACTTGATACATTAAATAAACAAATAAGCAAAACACACGACCTATTGGAGCAGGGCATATACACCACTGATGTATTTCTTGAACGTTCACGAGCCTTATCCCTGCGAATGGACGAAGTTAAAGAACATATCGCCATATTAGATAAAGAACTTAAGACCGAAATTACCCGTGAAGACAGTGCTGTCAATATAATTCCGAAAGTAGAAAAACTGCTTGAGGTTTATCATGACCTGCCTTCCCCAAAAGCAAAAAATGATATGCTGAAAGATGTTCTTGAAAAAGTTGTCTATACAAAAAAAGAGCGTTCAAAAAAAGGCAACCTTGATAATTTCAATATCACAATTTATCCGAAAATTCCGAAATATATTACATAATGAAAAGCTGTTCACTGTTGAGCAGCTTTTATATTATAGATAACCTCAATGTGCCAATTCCTCCGTACCTATATCCGTAAGCAACCCCTTTGAAACTTCATCGGGCATAGTATATCTTTGCGACAAATATCTAAGTGACGCGCCGAGTTCACCGTTTGGACCGCCGTATTGAGTTATAACCACATTTGCAAGACGTGGATTTGGTTTTGAAACCTTTACCGGAAATTCAAGAAATTTATTATAACTAAACATTACTTATTAGCCTCCTTTTCCCACGGCCACGGATTATCAAGCCAGTTAAACTCATCCTGCATAGCGGTTGAAAACTGGTTTAGCGGGCCGAATTTTTCTTCATATTCACATTTCAATTCCTTGGTTTTCTTAACAAGTGCCTGAAACATTCTGAATGCCTTTTTATCGTCCGAATGGGTATCAAGATACAAAAGCATATCATAAGCGGCAAAATTACTGCACTGAATTTTTTTCAGCATTTCAACTCTTGAACATTCCATCACATACCGCCTCCCCACTGTTTACAAACCTTACCGTATTCACACATATTCAAATCAAGTTCAGGGAATATTGTACCTTGCATAAGCCCTGTACAAACATCATAAACTTCTTCCATTTCCTGCACAGGAACATAACCGTAGCCGACACAACCGCACTTCGGATAAGGGCAGCTCGGTTTATTTGATTCTGACATTTATAACAACTCCTTTTTTCAAATTCGGATTTACATATCCGTAATATATAGTATGATTTTATACCAATAAAGGTGAAATTTATTTACATATACTTTGATTTAAGTTATAATAATGAAAAAGGAGTGAATGAATATGAAACGATTACTTATAGTAGTAGATTACCAAAATGATTTTGTATGCGGAAGTCTTGGTTTTGACAAGGCAAAAGAGCTTGAAAAAGGCATTTTAGAAAAAATCGCCGAATACCAAAATGACGAAATAATATATACTTTAGACACTCATTTTGACGACTATCTCACCACAGCAGAGGGTAAAAGTCTGCCTGTTCCCCATTGCATTAAAGGAACCGTCGGTCACAAGCTTTACGGCGGATTAGCCGACGCTTTAAAAGGCAAGCTATGTTTTGAAAAAAATACATTCCCGTCGCTTGAAATGGCAAAGTATCTTGAGGGCAAAGACTTCGATACAATAGAGCTTTGCGGACTTGTGAGCAACATATGCATACTTTCAAATGCCGTTATGGCAAAATCGGCTTGTCCGAATTCAGAAATAATTGTCGACTCATCTCTTACCGCCGCGGCAGACGAAGAAATGCATCATAAATCGCTTGACGTTATGAAAGGTTTATTCATAAAAGTACTTTAAAAATCAGAAAAAAACATTAAATATCAGAGTATTTTTTTTAACATATTGCATTTAAAATTCGGTCATAGTATAATCAAAACGGATATTTTTTGTATGTGAAAGAGAGGAAATGAAATGGCAAAAGCAATAATAAATACAGCACGAAATCAAGGAAAGATAAGCAAATATATTTACGGTCAATTTGCCGAACATCTTGGCAGATGTATATATGAAGGATTATATGTTGATGAAAATTCGGACATACCTAACAAAAACGGTATGCGTTGTGATGTTGTAAACGCTTTAAAGGAGCTTGAAATACCGGTATTGCGTTGGCCGGGCGGTTGTTTTGCGGACGACTATCACTGGCGTGACGGTATCGGCGAAAAATCACAGCGTCCTTATATGGTAAATACAAATTGGGGCGGTGTTGTCGAAAACAACCACTTCGGTACACACGAATTTTTTGAGCTTTGCGAACAGCTCGGAACAGAGCCGTACATATGCGGAAATGTCGGCAGCGGTACTGTACAGGAAATGCGTGACTGGGTTGAATATATGACATTTGACGGTGATTCACCGCTTGCAAACGAACGCCGTAAAAACGGCCGCGAAAAGCCTTGGAAGTTAAAATTCTTCGGTGTCGGCAATGAAAACTGGGGTTGCGGCGGTAATATGCGTCCCGAATATTACGCCGACCTATACAAGAGATATGCAACATTTATAAGAAACTACGGCGATGAGCCAATCTACAAAATTGCAGGCGGTCCGAATGTTGACGATACTCGTTGGATGGAAACATTAATGCAGAATATCCGTCATATGACAGAGGGTATCTCTCTGCACAACTATACTTTTGAAAGTGCTTGGGAAAACAAAGGCAGTGCAACCGAATTTGACAATGACGGTTGGTATAAACTTATGGCTAACGCTATGAAGATGGACAAAGTTATAAACGTTCATACTGCAATCATGGACAGATACGATCCGGAAAAGAAAATCGACCTTATCGTAGACGAATGGGGCAACTGGTTTGATGTTGAAATCGGAACTAATCCGGGATTTTTATATCAGCAGAATACTATGCGTGACGTTATAAGCGGTATGCTTATACTTCATGTTTTCCACAAGCAC